AGAGAAACATTAAAGCAATATTCATTAAGAGCATTGGGTAAACCAGTCATTGAGATAAATGTAGATGACGACCAATTAGAAGATAGAATAGACGAAGCAGTACAATATTTTCAGCAATTTCATTCTGATGGTATTAGAAGAACATATCTAAAATACAAATTAACTGCTGCTGATAAAACTCGTTTGTCAGGTCTAAATCAGGAAAGTGAATCAAAGACAGATTTAAAAGACTCAAGTGTTTCAACAACTTGGTATGAAGATAAGAATTATCTTGTTGTTCCTGAAACCGTTTTATCAGTAATTAATATATTTCCATTTTCAAATAAAGGTACTATGAATCTATTTGATGTTAGGTATCAAATGAGATTAAACGACCTATATGATTTTTCTTCTACTTCTATGGTTAACTATGAAGTTGTATTAAGACATTTAGACTTTTTAGATCACGTACTTGTTGGTGAAAAACCTATAAGATTTAATCAACACGATAACAGATTATATATTGATATGGATTGGAAAAATGATTTAGACGAAGATGAATGGTTAGTAATAGAATGTTATAGAAGATTAGACCCTAACACATATACAGATATTTTTAATGACATATATTTAAAAAGATACGTAACTGCTTTATTTAAAAAACAATGGGGTGCTAACTTATCTAAATTTAATGGAGTTGCAATGGTTGGTGGCGTAACTTTAAATGGACAACAAATATTTTCTGAAGCGTGTGCTGATATAGAAAAATTAGAAACAGAAATAAGAACTACATACGAATTAAACCCAGCCTTTATGATAGGATAATACTATGCCAGTTAATCATTACTTTCAAGGTGGCAACGGTATTGGTAATCAAAACGAGAAAAGACTTTACGAAGATTTAATTGTAGAGGGTCTTAAAATTTACGGCCACGATGTTTATTACTTACCGAGAACACTAGTCAATAGAGATTTAATTCTAGGAGAAGATACAACTTCTAGGTTTGATGACTCTTGGATGGTTGAAATGTATGTAGAGTCAACTGAAGGTTTTGCAGGTCAACAAGAAATAGTTTCAAAATTTGGTTTAGAGATTAGAGAAGATACTACATTTATGGTATCTAAAAGAGCGTGGGATTACCACGTAGGATTAAAAGATAGTTTAATTGCTACAGGAAGACCTAACGAAGGTGATATAATTTACTATCCGTTAATGAACTCATTTTTTGAGATTCAATTTGTTGAAGATCAGGAACCTTTCTTTGCATTAGGTCAATTACCAGTTTACAAATTAAGAGTAACACGTTGGGAATACTCTAGTGAAAAACTAGATACAGGTTTAGAGGCAATAGATAGTGCTGAAGACAAGTACACGTTAGATCAATTAAATTACAAATTTAGTTTAGAGAGTGGTCAGGCTGCTTTAGATGGTGAAGGATCAATAAGATTAGAACAAGACTTACCTACAGGTGAACCACAATTTTTAATGAACGAAGACTTTACTGAATCAGTAATACAAACTCAATCATCTTATGCTTCTAATACAGATTTAGATACTGAAGCAGGTTTTGATACATCATCAGCATTAGACGATATACTAGACTTTACTGAAAGAAATCCATTTGGAGATGAGGATAATTAATGTTAGGTAATAGATTTTATAATCAAAGTTTAAGAAAACTTATTATTGCATTTGGACAAGTGTTTAATAATATAGTTATTCAAAGAACAAATAAAACTGGTGGTGTAACTGCTAGAATAAAAGTACCACTTGCATATGCACCTAAAGAAAAATTTATGGTGAGATTAGATCAACAAGCAAATTTAAATAGTAGAGAATTTGCAACATCTTTACCACGTATGGGTTTTGAAATTACAGGATTAAGTTATGACGCAAGTAGAAAATTAACTCGTGTACAAAAATATTCACAAGTTAAATCAGGTGAAGATGGTAAGAAAGTAAACTTTAATTATACACCAGTACCATATAATATTGATTTACAATTATATCTTTTTACAGCAACTGCTGAAGATGGATTACAAATAGTTGAACAAATTTTACCTTACTTTCAACCTGATTATACGGTAACGGTTAATATGGTTCCTAATTTAGATATTAAAAGAGATATACCGATTGTATTAGGTAATATTAATTACGAGGATAGTTATGATGGCGATTTTACGACTAGAAGAGCGGTTATATATACTATTAACTTTACTGCTAAAACATACTTGTTTGGTCCTATGAACAATCAAGGTGTTATTAAAAAAACTACAGCAGATTTGGGGACAGATACAGAACCTCAATTAACAAGGGAAGAAAGAGTTGTAGTAATACCTAATCCAGAAACTGCTGACGCAGATGATGATTTTGGATTTACAACTACAATTAGTTTCTTTAACGATGGTAAGAGATATGATCCATCAAGTGGAAATGATACTTAATGAGTAAACTGGAAGATAAAGTAAATGAAATATTAGGTGTAGATAAACCTACAACTATGCAAAAAGAATTTAGTCCACCTGTTGAAAGAAAACAAGGTGAATTAGAATTAGCAGTAGATAAAGATATTAACACCGATTATGATTATAGTAGAGAAAGTTATTATAGTCTAATAGAAAAAGGACAAGAGGCAATCCAAGGTATACTTGATATTGCAAAAGAAGGTCAGCATCCTAGAGCATATGAAGTTGCAGGACAATTAATAGGTCAAGTAGGACAAACGGTTGACAAGTTACAAGATTTACAAAAAAAATTAAAAGACTTAAAAGAAGTACCCAACAAAACAAATGCCAATATTAAAAATGCTTTATTTGTAGGTTCAACTGCTGAACTACAAAAAATGTTAAATAAAAAAACCGTTGAAACAAATAGTGAAAGAAAAAGTGAAAATGAACAATTTGAAGGCAAAGACATCACACCTAAAAGTTAAAGAGATTAGACAAAGCGTTGCTTTAACTTACATATCAAAACATAAATTTTCTGATTTACCAGAAAAAGAAGCCATAGACGGAACCGTTGAACTATGGAAAAATTATAGAGCTTTTATGCAAGAAAAATTTTGGTTAAGAGGTAATGAGAAAGATTATAAGGGCGATTATTTAAAACCTTTTTATGTTCAACCTAGATGGTGGGCAGGAATATTTGATAACAAAGAATTATTGGGTGTTGAATATTTTACTTTTAGAGGTAATAAAATGTTCTCTGGATTTTTATTTGCAGATAGTAGAGAGATTGCACAAGAATTACATACACAATTATATGAAGCAGGAATAAAAACATTAAATGGTAAATTAGAAATAGCAGAGTCTCTACATTTTACTAATGTTGACGAATACGATTTAAGTTTTAGAGAAGAGGTAGGTTATAGAGCGTGGTCTTGGTTAGATGAAAAAGATCCAAGAGGTAATGATGTTAGAATAAGTTTTTTGAAAAAGGTTAAAGATGATTAAATTAGATACACCACACGAAAGTTTTGTAGGAGGTTGGCATATAGATGAAAAAATATGTGATGATCTAATACAATTATTTAAAGATAATAAAGAACATCAAAAAGTAGGAGTATCTGGTGGACCTTTTAATGTTCAAAAGAATGTAAAAGACTCTATTGATTTAGGTATACATCCTGATTGGGACGAACCTAGATTTGTTGCATATAAAAACGCATTAAAAGAGTGTGTTCAATTATATCAAAATGAATATCCTGAAGTAAAAGGTTTCAATGCTTTCGGTATGACTGAAGGTGCAAATATACAATATTATTCACCAGGCGGAGGATACTTTGCTGAGCATTGTGAAAGAACATCAAAAATGGAGAGTCGTTGTTTAGTATGGATGACTTATTTAAATAGCGTACCTAATGCAGGTACTAATTTTAAATATCAAAAGTTAACTACACCTGCTGAAAAAGGATTAACATTGATATGGCCAACTGATTTTACACATACGCATAGTGGTCAAATTTCTGACACACACGAGAAATATATAATAACAGGATGGTTTGGATACAAATAAAATGGCAATAACAGACGCATATTTAGGTAACCCTAATTTAAAGAAGATCAACATACCACAAGAGTTTACTAAAGAACAAATTTTAGAATATCAAAAGTGTGCTGCTGATCCTATTTACTTTATGGAAACATATGTGAAAATTGTATCACTTGACGAAGGTCTTGTACCTTTTAAGATGTACGATTTTCAAAAGAAGATTGTAGATACTATTCATAATAATAGATTTACAATTTGCAAATTACCTAGACAATCAGGTAAGTCAACAACAACCGTATCTTATCTAATGCACTATGCAATGTTCAATCCAAACTCTAATATTGCTTTACTTGCTAACAAATCTTCTACTGCCAGAGATATATTAGGAAGATTACAACTTGCATATGAAAACTTGCCTAAATGGATGCAACAAGGTGTAGTAAACTGGAATAAAGGTAATATTGAATTAGAAAATAAATCAACGATAGTTGCCGCCGCTACTTCTTCAAGTGCTATTAGGGGTGGTTCTTATAATATAATATTCCTTGATGAGTTTGCTTTCGTACCTACAAACATTGCCGAAATGTTTTTTAGTTCCGTTTATCCTACAATATCATCTGGACAAAAAACTAAAATGGTTATTGTTTCTACACCTTATGGTATGAATCAGTTTTATAAATTATGGATTGACGCAGAAAAGAAAAGAAACGATTACATACCTATTGAAGTACATTGGTCAGAGGTACCAGGTAGAGATGAAAAATGGAAAGATGAAACAATTAGAAATACATCACCAGAGCAGTTTCAACAAGAGTTTGAATGTGAATTTTTAGGTTCAGTAAACACACTTATTAGTCCTGCTAAAATTAAATCTTTAGTTTATGATGTTCCTAAAATATCACAAGGTAGTGTAGAACAATTTGAAAAACCTATAAAGGGTCGTACATATGTTATTACGGTTGATGTCGCAAGAGGTGTAGATAAAGATTATTCAGCATTTATTGTGTTTGATGTAACTAAAATGCCATTTAGAGTAGTTGCAATTTATAAAAACAATGAAGTTAAACCTTTTGTGTTTCCTAATATTATATCTGAAATAGCAAAAAGATATAATGAGGCACACATATTAACTGAAGTAAACGATATAGGTCAACAAATAGCAGAGGCATTACAATTTGAGATAGAGTATCCTAATGTATTGATGTGTACACAAAAAGGTCGTGCTGGTCAAATACTAGGTGCTATGTTTAGTGGTCGTGGTTCATCTTTAGGTGTTCGTATGACAAAACAGATAAAACGAGTAGGTTGTGCTAATTTGAAGACACTTATTGAAGGAGATAAGTTAATAATCAACTCTTTCAAAATTATAGAGGAAATGTCAACCTTTGCTAAAAGAGGTCAATCCTGGCAGGCTGAGGACGGGGCAAATGACGATTTAATGATGTGCTTAGTTATCTTTGGTTGGGTATCAAACCAAGGTTATTTCAAAGAATTGACTAATCAAAATGCTCGTATGCAAATGTATGCTGAACAACAGAATTTAATAGAAGAAGATATGGCACCTTTTGGATTTGTAGATGATGGTGTCAATAGTGATCCTATGAATGAAGAAACAATAGATGAATATGGAGATAGATGGATACCTGTGGTGCGAAAAAACCATTAGGTTTTACACTATTATAAATATCTGTAAGAATGAAATTTAACTATGGGCGTATGAATAATACGAGTTTTGAATAAAATGACTACTAAATTAGCTAATTAGAGGAGAATAACTTATGGCATTTCAAGTATCACCTGGTGTTCTCGTACAGGAAAGAGATTTAACAAGAATCATTCCTGCAGTATCAACTTCAATCGGTGCTTTTTCTGGACAATTCAGTAAAGGACCATTAGAGGAAGTTGTGTCTATTTCTAGTGAACAAGAACTTGTGGATACCTTTGGTAAACCTGATGTAAATAACTTTGAGTATTTTTTCAGCGCTGCTAACTTTCTACAATATTCTAACTCATTAAGGGTAGTACGAGCTAACCAAACAAATCAAGTAAACGCAACTGCCAGCGGTAGTGGTTTACTAGTAAAAAACAAACAAGACTACGAAGATAATTATTCAACTGGACAAGGTTCAGTAGGTTCTTTTGCTGCTAGATCAGCGGGTGCCTGGGGTAATAGTCTATTAGTAGCAACTTGTCCAAGTGCTTCGGCATTTGAACAAATAACATCTGTATCTCAACAACTAGACGGCGGTGCCGCTGTTGGAGATACAACAATAACGGTTGATTCAGACGCAACTAGTTACCTTAATGTTGGAGACATCATTGAGTTTTCTACAACTGCTTCTGGCGTAGATTTCACTACTGGTGAAAAATATAGAGTAACTAATCTTACTTCAACGGTTGTAACTATTGTACAACATCCTAGAGGCGAAGGCGGATTAATAACTGCTGTTGCTGATAATGCAAGAATAAAAAGAAAATGGAGATACGCAGATCAAGTTGATGGCGCTCCAGGAACTTCTGCTTATGCTTCAGCAAGATCAGGTTCTGGCGATGAAATACACGTGGTTGTTATAGACGAAGACGGATCAGTTTCAGGAGTACCAGGAACGGTTTTAGAATCTTATTCTAAACTTTCTAAAGCTTCTGACGCAAAATCTCCACAAGGAGATGTTAACTACTATCCAACGGTAATTAGTAATAAATCTAATTATGTATTTTGGATGGATCATAACACGTCTGGAACCAATTGGGGTAATGCAGCTGCAGGAACAACATTTACTGCTGTTGATGTACCAACAAGTGAATCATTATCTGGTGGATTAGACGGTACTGATTCTACTGACGGCGAATTAAAAGCAGGTTACGAACTTTTTAATGACGCTGATACGGTAGATGTAGGACTAATAATTGCTGGACCTAGTGGTTCTGCTTCACACGTTGATAACTTAATCACAATCGCTGAAAACAGAAAAGATTGTGTAGTATTTGCTTCACCGCAAAGAAGTGATGTTGTCAATGTTTCTAACTCAAATACACAAACAAGTAATGTAACTGATTTCTTTAGTGGAATTAGATCATCTTCTTATGTTGTATTTGATAGTGGTTACAAATATTGTTATGACAGATACAATGATGTGTACAGATATGTACCATTAAACGGAGACATTGCTGGATTGGCTGCTAGAACAGACATATTAGCAGACTCTTGGTTCTCACCTGCAGGTTTAAACCGAGGTGTAATTAGAGGCGCTGCTAAATTAGCATACAATCCTACAAAAACACAAAGAGATGATCTTTACACAAGTAGAGTAAATCCAGTTGCAACTTTCTCAGGACAAGGAACAATCTTGTTTGGAGATAAAACTGGACTAGGATCTCCAAGTGCTTTTGATAGAATCAATGTTAGACGATTGTTCATCACTTTAGAAAAGGCAGTAGCAACTGCTTCTAAATTCCAACTCTTTGAATTTAATGACGAATTTACAAGAGCAAACTTTAGAAACATTGTAGAACCTTTCCTAAGAGAAGTACAAGGTAGACGAGGTATCACAGACTTTTTAGTAGTGTGTGATGAAACTAACAACACAGGCGAAGTAATTGATAGAAATGAATTTGTTGCAGAAATTTTTGTAAAACCTGCAAGAAGTATCAACTTTATCACATTATCTTTCGTTGCAACCAGAACTGGCGTTTCTTTTGAAGAAGTCGCTGGATAATTTTAGAAGAGGAGAAAAAATAAAATGGCAAACATAAATGACTTCAAAGCTAAACTTGCTGGTGGTGGCGCAAGAGCCAATCAGTTTAAGGTAACAATGCCTTTTCCTGGTTACGCACAAGTTGGTGGAGAAATAGAAGACTTAGCGTTTCTATGTACAACTGCTCAAATACCTGCAATGAATGTTGGTAATATCAATGTTCCTTTTAGAGGCAGACAGATCAAAATTGCTGGTGATAGAACTTTCGCAGATTGGTCTATTACGGTTCTTAACGATACAAACTTTAAGTTAAGAAATGCTTTTGAGAGATGGCAAAATGGTATCAACAATATGTCAGACAATGAAGGATTATCAAATCCTGTTGACTATCAAGTTGACGCTTTTGTTGACCAGTTAGACAGAAACGGTAATACATTAAAATCTTATACTTTAAGAGGCGCTTTTCCTACGGAAGTAGCGGCTATTGATTTGAATTACGGAACAAATGACGAAGTAGAAACATTTGGAGTAACTTTTCAATATCAATATTTTGAAACAAACACTACTACATAGTAGATAAATTTAAGGGCGCCGTCAAAAGCGCCCTTTTAAAACTAATATAAGTAGTTAGGAGAAAATAAAGGAATTAATTATGGCAGAGTTATTTGGTTTTAATATTACACGAGTTAAACCACAAACAGATCCAAAACAACAATTCAGTCAACCTCAAGCGGAAGACGGCACACAGGTAGTTGCCGCTGGTGGTTTCTTTGGTAGTTACCTTGATATGGAAGGTACTGCTAAAACAGAGCAGGACTTAATTAGAAGATATAGAGAAATCGCTTTACATCCAGAGTGTGATATGGCGATTGAGGATATTGTTAATGAGGCAATCACTTCAAACGAAAATAAACAATCTGTAAAAGTAGTTACAGATAATTTAGATTATTCTTCAGCAATTAAAGTAAAAATAGAACAAGAATTTGCTGAAGTATTAAGATTATTACAATTTAATACAAGAGGACACGACCTCTTTAGACGATGGTATGTTGATGGAAGAATCTTTTTCCAAAAGATTATTGACGCTGAAAACACAAAGAACGGAATAACAGAATTAAAATACCTTGATCCTAGAAAGGTTAAGAAGATAAGAGAAGTTAGAAAGAGAAGACCTGAAGGTTTAGTTTCTCCTACTAACATTAATATAGCAGACGAAACGGTAGAATACTTTGTATATAATGAAAGAGGTATACAAGGTGCAGCTGCTATACAAGGAATAAAAATTGCTGTGGACACTATTGCATTTTGTCCATCAGGAATGATAGATCAGAATAAGAATGGTTTAATATTATCTTATTTACATAAGGCAATTAAACCTGTCAATCAGTTAAGAATGATTGAAGACGCTGCTGTGATTTACAGAATCGCAAGAGCACCTGAAAGAAGAATATTTAAGATTGATGTAGGTAACTTACCTAAGGCAAAAGCAGAATCTTATTTAAGAGATGTTATGGCAAGATATAGAAACAAACTTGTTTATGACGCTTCAACAGGAGAAATAAGAGATGACAGAAATTATATGTCAATGCTTGAAGACTTTTGGTTACCAAGTAGAGAAGGTGGTAGAGGTACAGATATTACTACACTTCCAGGTGGTGCTAATTTAGGTGAGATAGCAGACATAGAATATTTTAGAGCAAAATTATATAGATCATTAAACGTGCCTGTAAGTAGATTAGAGGCAAGTCAAGGTTTTAATCTTGGTCGTGCAAGTGAAATTAGTAGAGATGAATTAAAATTTACTAAATTTGTAGGTAGATTAAGAAAGAAATTTACTGAATTGTTTAATGATTTGTTAAGAACACAATTAATAATTAAAGGTGTAATTTCTGAAACAGAATGGCCATTAATTAGAGATAATATATTTTACGACTTTTTACAAGATGGTCACTTTGCAGAATTAAAGAATACTGAAATGTTAAGAGAAAGACTAAACTTGGCAAGAGAAGTAAGAGATTATGTTGGTAAATATTTTTCTGTTAATTACGTTAGAAGAAACATATTAAAACAAACAGAATCGGAAATTAAGAAAATGGATGCTGAAATCAAAAAAGAAATTGATGACGGTATCATATCATCACCTGAAGTACAAACAACAGGTAGTGATGATTTAATATAGGAGAATAAAAATGAGTGAAGAAGTAAAACAATTTATAGACAAGATGGCAAAAAATGATATGGTTGGTGCTGGTGACGCTTTTAAGGACGCATTAAGAAGTAAAGTTGGTGACGCTTTAGATGTAAAACGACAAGACACAGCAAGTGCTATGTTCAAAGCAGAACCTCACAGCGATCCTAAACCAGAAATATCAGGTACAGGTACTTTTACACAAGATGGACAAGTTGAACCTACAGGAGCAGAAACACAACCAGAAACACCAGAGGTATCAAATGCAGAAAGTCAGCCAGCTAGTACAGACGCAACAGGCGTTTAATAGTAATTCATTTAAAAATTTATCGCCAGTATTAAAAGAGGCGATTAATGATACAATGAAGTTAGTAAAGAATGAAGGAAACTTATTAATGAACTTTGAAAATGCAATTAATAAAGTTGCAGAATTTCATAATGTTAATAAAGACGATATTGAAGAATACTTTGATAACGAACTAAAAGAACAATTGGGAGATTAAAATGGCGTGGGTAGATGTACCAGGTTCAAATAATATATGGCAATATGAAAATACTGCCACAGCGTCTAATACATATTCAGACGCCGCTGGAACATATTCTGGTGGTGTAAGAAGTTATACTAGACCTGGAACTGGAACGGTAGAACAAACTTATGTTAGATGTAGAAAGAAAGGCGAAACGGTAGAACGAGGCGAACTTTCTAAAAACTTCTATGACGCACAATAGGAATTAAAATGGCAGATATAGTATCAACACAAGTAATATCAGACACATCTGGAGTAAAGTATGTTGTAAAAATGACTAACATATCAGATGGTTCTGGTGAATCTTTAGTTAAAAAAATAGACGCTTCAGAAACAACTTTTATGACTGAAGACGCTGAAAGAAAAATTGCAAAAATTTGGTGGTCAGTTAACGCAATAAGTAAGAAAGCTTGCGTAGAGTTATTATGGGATGGTGTTACAAACGCAACTGGAATATTGATGTCAGGTCAAGGTTATTGGGACTTACGAACAGCAGGAAACTCTATACCAAACAATGCAACTACACCTACAGGTGATGTTTTACTCTCTACAAGGGACTTTGTATCGGGAGATAATTATACAATTTTAGTAGAGTTTAGATAAAAAAACTTATAAATATACGAGAGAGAGAAGTATGAAATTAATATCCGAAGAAATCCAAAACGCAGAATACCTAGTTGAAGAAACTAACGGTAAGAAAAATTATAAAATTAGAGGTGTTTTTCTACAATCAGACTTAAAAAATAGAAATGGACGTGTCTATCCTAAAGACATATTGAATAACGAAGTAGAAAGATATAACAAAGAATTTATCAACAAAAAACGTGCATTTGGCGAGTTAGGACATCCTGACGGACCAACGGTAAATCTGGAAAGAGTTAGTCATATGATTACTAAACTAGCACCAGATGGACAGAATTTTGTGGGTGAAGCAAAAATAATGAATACACCATATGGTAAGATTGTAAAAGGTCTTATTGACGAAGGTGCTCAACTAGGAGTATCTAGTAGAGGTATGGGTTCATTAGAAACAAGAGGTGGCGCAAACTATGTAAAAGATGACTTTTACTTGGCAACCGCTGCTGATATAGTCGCAGATCCAAGTGCTCCTGACGCTTTCGTAGAAGGTATTATGGAGAGTAAAGAGTGGGTTTGGGACAACGGAGTACTCGTAGAAAAGAGCATAGAATCTTGGAAACGAGAGATAGAAAGTGCGAAAAGACACGCTTTAGCAGAAGCTAAAATTAAAGTCTTTAAAAACTTTCTTTCAAATCTCTAGTTTTATAAATATTAACAATTAATTAATTAAAACTAGTTTTAACTATTAAAGAGGAGATTTCAATGGCCGAAACAGAAAAAACACTTGTTGAAGCAGGAAAAGAAGTGATGGAAGCAACAGCTCCAGACGCTCCTAAAAAGAATGCTGTACCCGCTGAGCCTTCACCGTTAAAGAATGACGCTGAAGATTTAGGCGCTCCAGTTGTAAAACCAACTGACAGCAATCCTGACGCAACAAAGAAAGTTAAAGAAGTTTCTGGTGACGCACAACAAAAATCAGAAGGCGCACCTGATCCAATGCCAAAACTAGATTCAAAACATCCTGGTAAAGCAATGGAATCAAAAGAAACTGACAAAGATTCGGAAGACAAAGAAATCAAAGAAGGCGAAATGCCTGCTGGTCTTAAAAAATACCTTGACAAAAAAGATGACGCTAAAAAAGAGTCAAAAGAAGATGACAAGGAAAAAGAAGAAGGTTATATGAAAGCTTCTTATAAAAAAGAAGAATCAGATGCTGAGAAAAAAGACGAGAAGGTCAAAGAAGAAAAAGAAGATAAAAAAGAGATAGATGTAAAAGAACACGTTGACGCTCTTGTCGCTGGAGATGATTCTTTATCTGAAGAATTTAAAACTAAAGCTGCTACCGTATTTGAAGCTGCGATTAAATCTAAAGTAAAAGAAATCGCTGAAGAAATGCAGGCAGATTACGACAAAAAATTAACCGAAGAAACTTCTAAATCTAAAGATGAGTTAGTAGAAAAAGTTGACTCTTACCTTGCTTATGTAGTGGAAGAGTGGATGAAAGAAAACGAACTTGCTTTAGAAAGAGGAATCAAAGGTGAAATCGCTGAGGACTTTATTAGTGGTCTTAAAAAGTTATTTGAAGATCATTATATTGATGTTCCAGACGAAAAATACAATGTGTTAGAAGATCAATCTTCTAAAATTGAGGAGTTAGAAAAGAAACTTAACGAATCAATTGAAAAGAATGTTGAATTATCTAAAGAGAATGGCGAACACAAAAGACAAGACATCATTGATGAGGCGTCTAAAGAGTTAGCTGATACTCAAAAAGAAAAATTCAATAAACTTGCCGAAGAAGTTGAATATTCAAACGAAGAAGATTTTACTGCTAAAGTTAAGACAATTAAAGAGTCTTATTTTGGTAAGAAAGAATCAACTAGTGAGATAGATGATGTGGCGGCAGAGTCAAATGCTGAGCAACCTCAGGATTTAACTAACGCAATGGCTGCTTATAGTGCCGCTATAAGTAAAACAAAAGACATTAAGTTGTCTAATTAAATATAGGGAGATAAAAACAAATGTATTTATCAGAACAATACGAAAAAAAATGGCAGCCTGTCCTAGAACACCCTGACTTACCAAAAGTTACGGATTCTTACAGACGAGCCGTTACAGCTACTATCTTGGAAAACCAAGAAAGAGCTATGAAAGAGGACGCTCAGTTTATTAACGAAGCTGCTCCTACAAACTCTACTGGTTCTTCAGTAGCAAATTGGGATCCAATCCTAATTTCACTAGTTAGAAGAGCTATGCCAAATCTTATCGCTTACGATATTGCTGGTGTTCAGCCAATGACTGGACCAACTGGTCTTATCTTCGCAATGAGAAGTAGATATACTTCACAAACTGGAAACGAAGCATTATTTGATGAAGCCGACACAGATTTCTCTAGTAGAAATGCTGCTGGTGACTCATCTGGTACTGCAACACCAACAGATCACGGTGGAACTAACCCTGGCGTATTAAATGACGCTAGTGCTACTTCAGGTGATTATAGTAGAGGTCAAGGTATGACAACTGCTAGTGCTGAGGCATTAGGTGACGCTTCTGGAAATCAGTTTGCCGAAATGGCTTTCTCAATTGAGAAATCTACGGTAACTGCTAGAAGTAGAGCTCTTAAAGCGGAATACACTATGGAACTTGCTCAAGACTTAAAAGCAATCCACGGTTTAGACGCTGAAACAGAATTGGCAAACATCCTATCTGCTGAAATCCTTGCGGAGATCAATAGAGAAGTTGTTAGAACAATTTATATCAATGCAGAAAAAGGTGCTGCTGTTAACACAACTACAGCTGGTATCTTTGATTTAGACACAGACTCAAACGGAAGATGGTCAGTTGAGAGATTCAAAGGACTAATGTTCCAATTAGAGAGAGATGCTAATAGAATTGCACAAAGAACAAGAAGAGGAAAAGGTAATATGATTATCTGTTCTGCTGACGTTGCTAGTGCTCTTCAAATGGCTGGTGTTTTAGATTACACTCCTGCATTAAACAACAACCTTTCAGTTGATGATACTGGTAACACTTTTGCTGGTACATTAAACGGAAGATATAAAGTGTATGTTGATCCATACTCAGCAAATTCAGCTGCGAAACAATACTACGTAGTTGGTTACAAAGGTACTTCACCTTATGACGCTGGTATATTCTACTGCCCATATGTACCACTACAAATGGTAAGAGCAGTTGGACAAGACACTTTCCAACCAAAAATTGGTTTCAAAACTAGATACGGTTTAGTTGCGAACCCATTTGCAGAAACAGGTGCTATTTCAGGTGCTGCTACTGCTGTTAATAACGCTGGTTCAGCGAACAGCAACAGATACTACCAAAGAGTACAAGTTGCTAACATAATGTAATATTGGTTGATCGTTGTTTAACGATTACTTTAAAGGGGCGGCCTCAAAACCGCCCCTTTTTTTTGGCATAAATAAAAATGAAAAAGAAGAATAATGTCATAATTTTAAAGAAAAGTCCTTTATACATTAAAAAGATGGTTAAGGGTAAGACATTAAATTTATTTGGCGCACCTGTACCTAAGGATACGTTGATTAAATATTATGATAAATTAGAGAAATATATTAAATAAAAGTATGATTGAACAAATAAAGAAAATTATAATAGGTTTAATTGCAATATCTTTGTTTATAGGGTGTTTAGCAATTACATTAAATCACTTAAACCCAAAACCCACAATAGAAGATAATATAAATCAGAAACTAGAAGAGGCAGAAAACAATCCTCTTACTGATAAAGAGCGTGAATTAGCAACAGAATCACAGACAAAAGAGTGGGAAGAAGTAGATAAAGAAACAGATAAATAGTAGTATGACAACTACAAACGCATACAGCAGACAACCTACTAAACAGGATTATGCTGATCCTACAAAGTTTAAATTTAGTATTGTTAAGTTACCTAAAGTAGAATACTTTTGTACACAAGTAAATTTACCAGGTATCAGCATATCAGATAACTATTCACAACCTACACCATTTAGAGATATACCTTTACCTGGCGAAAAGTTAAGATATGAACCATTAGCAGTTACATTTATTGTAGATGAAAATTTAGAAAACTACCAAGAGATACACGGTTGGTTGAGAGGTATAGGATTTCCTGGTGGACACGCAGAATTTAAAACTTTATTAGATGGTGGTTCAGATAGATTTCCTACATCTAAAAGCACTACACCTAATCAAGGTGGTATATTTTCAGACGCAACACTTAATATATTGACAAGTAAAAACAATCCTGTAACTGAAGTTAGATTTAACGATTGTTTTCCTATATCATTATCTGGTTTACAATACACTCAACAAGCAACTGATACAGATTACCTAACAGCAACGGTAACCTTTGAATATAAATTATACGATTTTGCGTCTTCAAACGCAAGTAGAACGACAATAACAACCTCATAAACATTGACTTTTTAGTCGGTTTGTGTTATTATGGATATATTATGGATTTAGAACAATTACAAGAATTAGCAGACAAAGATTTAAAAATTAATGATACTGAATTAGATTTAGAATCATTAAAGACACCTCAACTACATAACAAATATTTAAAACATTTAACAAAGTTTAAGTTGTTATTAACTAGAGCGCAAGACGATTTTACTAGAATAAAGAAAGATAAGTGGGAATACTATACTGGTAAGGCAGACCCAGCAGTATATCAATTAAAACCTTTTAACTTAAAAATATTAAAAGCAGATGTACAGCAATATATCGAATCAGACGAAGAATGGATCAAAGCAAATCAAAAAGTTAAATACTTGGAAACTATTGTAGATTTTTTAGATAGAACAATAAGACAAATTAGTAATAGAACATTTACTATTAAGAACGCCATTGACTGGAGAAAGTTTACTAGTGGCGCTATCTAATAATGACAACCACACGATACCTAATCATAGATAAAAAGAACGAAGTCTATTTAAAGATAGAAGCAGACGCTGATATTCGTAGAGAATTAGGCGAATACTTTACCTTTGAAGTGCCTGGTTTTAAGTTTATGCCTCAATATAGAAATAGAGTTTGGGACGGCAAGATTAGATTATTCAAATATGCAACAGGTCAAATATATGCAGGACTATATCCTTATATTGTTGACTGGTGTAATAAAAATGATGTACAAATAGTTGATGGCACAAAGATACAAGATGTTACGGTTAATGACGAAGACGTAACGAGATTTTTAAAAGCATTAAAGTTGCCACTAGAAATAAGAGAATATCAAAGAGAAGCATTTGTACACTCCATAACAAAGAGTAGATGTTTATTATTATCACCTACTGCCTCTGGTAAATCATTAATAGTATATCTAATGTTGATATACAATTTATTGAGATTAAAAGAAAAGAAAAATGATAAGATATTAATTATAGTACCTACAACATCTTTAGTAGAACAATTATATAAAGACTTTAAAGATTATGGTTATAATAGTGATCGCAATGTACATAGAATATATCAAGGACACGATAAAGATACTAATAAAAGAGTAGTTATATCTACTTGGCAATCAATATATAATCTTCCTAAAAAATGGTTTAAACAATTTGGTGCTGTATTTGGAGATGAGGCACATTTATTTAAGGCAGTTTCATTAACAAAAATAATGTCAAAACTGGAAGATTGCAAGTATAGAGTAGGTCTAACAGGTACTTTAGATGGTACTAAAACTCACAAACTTGTATTAGAGGGATTGTTTGGTACGGTAAATAAAGTGGTATCTACAAGTGAACTACAAGAAAAGAAACAACTTGCTAATCTAAAAATTTTCTGTTTAATTTTGCAACACGATAAAAAGGTTAGAGAGGATATGTTTGGTAAAACATACCAAGAAGAAATGGATTACTTGGTGAAGAATGAAAAAAGAAACAAATATATTCGTAATTTAGTTACAGGACTACAAGGTAATAGTTTAGTTTTATTTCAGTACGTAGAAAAACACGGTATGGAATTAAAGAAACTTATAGAAGAAAAATCAGACAAACAAGTATTCTTTGTGTATGGTGGTGTGGAGGCCGAAGAAAGAGAGAAAATAAGATTTATAACAGAAAAATCCGAAGGTGCAATTATAGTCGCTAGTTATGGTACCTTTTCAACAGGTATCAATATTAGAAACTTACACAATATAGTTTTTGCAAGTCCAAGTAAAAGTAGAATAAGAAACTTACAATCAATTGGTAGAGGATTACGTTTAAAAGATAATGATTCAGACGCTACTTTATATGATATAGCAGATGATTTAACGCACAAAGAAAAAGAAAATTATACCCTTTCACACTTTAGAGAAAGGATAAATATTTACAACGAAGAGGATTTTGAATACGAAATCCATAATGTGGAGTTAAAATAAATATGCACCAACCACACCAATCAGTAAAGATAATTAAACTAGTTAGTGGAGAAGACGTTGTAACTATTCTTCCAACAGGAAAGAATCAGTTGCCAGATAACTCACAACTATTGCGATTAGAAAAACCTCTTTTAATTAAGTATGTGCCTCAAATGACACTTACAGGTTTTAAAGATTATATCGCATTAATTAAATGGTGTTCTTATACTCCAGATAAGATAATCACTATTCCAAAAAATAAGATTATGACTATAACAAATGCGTCAACTGAAATGATGGCAAGTTATGGTGTTATTGCGAAAAACTATGACAAGCAACCGACACCTTTACGACAAGAGAAATATAAACAAACAAAGTTTACAGACGCTGAGAATGAAAAAATAAGTGAGATATTTGATGATTTTGATGATGACGAAGGCAACACAACTTTACACTAATTTATATAATATATTATTTACTATAGCTATATCTCTCGGCAACCCGCTACACGCTCTATTATACATAAAACCGAAAAAAAGTCAATGCTCGTTGACTTAAAACATTGACATTTTTTGAGAAAGGTGTTATATTATACTTATGAGAAAAACTACAAAAAAAGAACATTATGTAAACAATAAAGAATTTTTAGCTGCAATGACTGAATATTCAAAAGATGTTAATAGGGCAAAGAGAAATAAAAAACCGAAACCGCCTGTTACAGATTATATTGGTAGTTGTTTTTTAAAGATAGCGAATCACCTATCTTACAGACCAAATTTTATTAATTATACATTTAGAGATGATATGATTAGTGATGGTATAGAGAACTGCTTACAATACCTAGACAATTTTAATCCTAGAAAATCAAAGAATCCTTTTGCATATTTCACGCAAATTATATATTACGCTTTCATAAGAAGAATACAGAAAGAGAAAAAACAAGTAACTATTAAGAATAAACTTATAACAGAATCTAATTATGATGATATGACTTTGCAACCAGGTGAAGATAAAGAGTTTAAAAACCAGTTTACAGAATTTCTTAAAAAGAATATGCCTGTTGAGGAACAACAGAAAATAGCAGACGATTTAGCAAAAAAGAAAAAGAAGAGGAAAAAGAAAACAAAAAGTAGTCTAAACTACTTTATGGGTTATGAAAATAGCACTACTGAATGATACACATTTCGGTTGCCGTAATGACTCACCTGCGTTTATTAAATATCAAAACCGTTTCTATGATGAATTGTTTTTTCCATATATTATAGAAAACAAAATTGATACATTAATACATTTGGGTGATGTGGTTGATAGAAGAAAGTTTATTAATTTTCAAACTGCTCATAATTTTCAAAAAAAGTTTTGGAAAAGATTATGGGATTTAAAAATAGATACACATATTATATTAGGTAACCACGATACTTATTACAAGAACACGAACAAAGTAAACGCAATTCAACAATTGTGTACATCTTTTGACGGAGTAAATGAACCTTGGATATACGATGGACCTAAAGAAGTAGAAATAGGTGGTTGTCGTATGTTATTCTTGCCTTGGATTTGTGATGACAATTACGAAGATTCAATACACGCAATAGATCACTCTACTGCTGATATTTGTTTTGGTCATTTAGAAATAAAAGGTTTTGAAATGCACAAAGGTCATATGAAT